TGGAAATTGTGGCCACCACATCTGGCAGCACACTCGAACGCGCTCTACTTACTAACAATGTAGATGCACTTCAGGGTCCTGTAATGGTCGCAGAGAAAATCAGCACCGAAATTAAGGGCAATGACCAAATACGAATCAAAACGACTAACGCAGGTGTTGGCAGCATTGTGGAAACACTCACCAACATCTACCATCAAATCAATGATCTTGATGGTGTCGCCGACATCAAGGTTGGTTACCTACCAACCATAGAGACTGGTGAAGCCTTCAAATCACCAATGGATTCAGTATTCCCAAGCACGGTCATCATAGAAGGTAAAAGAATACAAAGCAAAGCCTTTAACAGATTGTATGCTGGCCCAGACCAAATGAAAGCCACACAAACACTCCTAGGAAGGTATGCCAGTAAAGTACGCGACACAGCATTAGGCCATGATTACACCCAGAAATTCTACAAAGGTCTAACCAAATGGTTCAAGCCAAATTGGGAAAAGATAGCCAACAACATGCAACCTGATTCCACCACCATCTGGAAATACTGCGTTGAAGCACTTAAATCCCTACAATCCAAATTCCCCAAACAATATAGAGAAATGTTCAGTGCGGAGGAGGATGAACTATTTGATATCAGTGAATCGGAATTTAAACTTTACGGCAATTTCCACCACCAGAAACAACAAAATGGTGATGAAGAGATAATACAAACTGACACAAGGAAAATAAGGCGCATCAAAATAATCTCCGATTTCATCAATATGGTTATGGACCCAACATCAGATGCCAACAAATATAAAGATCTAGAAACCGAATTTGCGAACGAATTAAACTACCACACCAAAGTCGATTTCCATATGAAAACACAACCCAAGAACATAATGAAAGACGGCTTCGATACTAAGAACAAATTCGGCCAAGGAATCAGTGCATGGACTAAGATCGCTAATATGGTAAATGCTGCATACATCCGACACTTTGATGCAATGCTACCATTTCTCATTAAACCTAATGTACAATTATCGTATGGTAAATCAGACACCGACATATCCACATTCTGGCTAAACTACAGTGACGCTATCAACAACCCAGCAGTTACAAAGTTTCTAAATGATTTTGGCCAATTTGACAGTACACAG